TAATGGTTTTGTAGATAAACTCATATCAGTTGCATTTTTAAACTTATCTTTTGTTAAATTTAATAATAAATCTTGTAAAGCAGGGGATGCGTTAACAAGAGCCTTATCTCCTATCTCTTCTTGAGCTAATTTATATAAAGCGTTTGAGTCTGCTTTCCACAGTTTTGCAGCAGACTCATAAAGACCTTCTATAAAGTTTGCTTGTGTTTCATCAGGAGTTCCTTTTTTAACTATATTAATAGCTTCATCTAATTCTTTACCCACTACATTATCTAATCTATATTTAGCAGATTTAAAAGCCTCTTCAGGAGTTTTCATTTGAGATTTTATAATTTTAGTTATGTCTTCAGCTTGAGCTTCTAATGTTTCTTTTAACTGTTGCTCACTCATTTTTCCTGCTCTAAATTCATCAAAAACTTTTTTCACATAATTTCTGTTTGCAGCTCTTGCTTTTGCATTAGGAATAATAGCCTCTTGAATAGCTTGTAGTCTTCCTAAAAAAGCCTTACCTGTTGTTTCTGCAATATTTGGTCTTGCACCTTTTTTAATTGCTTCTCTAAATTCAAACTTTGCTTCTTCCGTTGCAAGTTTCCTTGCTTCTCCCAAACTAGCACCTTGTTCTAATAATTCGTCAACTCTTGCTTCATTAGGTTTTGGCCCTGGTCCTTTAATAATTTTTCTACCTGCGGCAAACAATCCTCTAAAAACACCCTCTCCTAAAGCCATCATTGCTCCTTCTTTAGCAATGTCTCCATATATTTCATCTTTGCTTTGCCCTTGTAAATCTTCTATATATTGTTCAGATACAAGTTCGTCATACGCTTTACCTGCGGCTCCTGCTGCACCCATAAGTAACATACCGTAGCCAATATTTACTCCTGGTATTGCTAATCCAACAGCGGTGGTAGCAAGTAACGGACCACGATACTCACCAGTAAATCTACTTAAATCATATCTAGAAAAACCTTTTTTATTAACACGTATGGTGCCATCTTCTGGAAGATTGTATTCTCTTTTTTTCTCTGTAGAAATATTATCTAAATTTAAAATGTAATCGTTTTGACCTAATCTTTGAAAACTGTTTTCTCCAAACTCTCTAGTAAGTCTTTTTTCTCTTTCATTATCATCATCTGCTTTACCATAGTAAAACTGAAACGCATGACTTTCTACTTCACCCTCATTAGTTACTAGTTTTTCTTTCTCCGCTTCTTCTTTACTAGTATCAACTCCAATTCCTCTTGATTTTTGTAAATCTTCAAAGCTAATACTTCCATAATCTAATTCTTTTTTTTCTTCTTTTTTTTCAAAAAGTTCTGGTTGAGCTTCTTTTAAATTTTTTAAAGACTTACCAATGGTTTCTTGATCCATACCTGTAAAATCTATAATTTGTCCTGATGGTAATTGAAATTTTGTCATTACACCCTTTTCTTTATTTCACCAGTGTTTAAATCAAAATAATCTTTAGCTTGTAAAACGTTTTCAGGTATTGCAGCACCAAATTGTTCTTCAAAAACTTTATCTGATATTGCTTGTTCTCTTGGATCTGTAAATTTAAATTTTTCAACTCTGCTTTTTCTTAAACTTTCAACAGATTTTACTCCTTTACCAAATTCAATAGCTAACAATTGCTCTTCCACATCCATCATAGATGCAATATTATCTTCTAAATTAGAAGCTATTCTACCTCTTATTGATTGAAGTCTTTGATGTAGTATTTCAGGGTTTGCAAAAATAGTCTCTGCGCCTTTTAATAATCCAACTATTTCACCTGCTAACTGTCTGTCGATATTAGATACGTTTTTAGATCCTTCTCCTAATATTTCTTTAATCATCATATTAGCAATAACTTGTTGTTGATATTCAATTTTTGATTTTTTAGCTCCGTCTTTTGCAAGTTGATCTAAATATTTTACTTGTTTTAAAATAGGAGCTGCATTAGATAATTTTTCTACTTTTTGTTTAAAATAATTATTTAAACCTGTTATTTTTTTTTCTACATTGTATTCCATACCTACGTCAAGAAAAGCTAACATTTTTACATTTGTTTCTGCGTCTTTTGTAAAAGTTCTTCCATTTGCCGCTATATCAAGTATAGTCTTACTTTCTTTTGGTGTAACTCTTGCATTTTTTATATTTTCTAATTCTGATTTTTGTGTAGCTATAAAAAGATCATTTGCATCAGAGAATATCTGTTTCATTATTCCTTCACTAGTTACTTTTCCTTTTAATTTCTCAAAAGCACCATCATTTATTTGTTGATTAGTCAAAGTAATTGGAGATCCTTGTTTATAAAAAACACCGTCTATAGTTTCCCCTTTTGGGTTTGAAACAAAAAATGTTTTTTCTTTTCTCATATACTTTCTCATTTCATCTTCTAAATTAAAATTTCTTTGCCTATCGTTGTTTAATCTTTCTATACCATATTTAGCGGCAGATATATTTATTTGAGTGTTAAAAGCTTTTTCTGCTTCTTTGTTTTTTGCAAGTTTTGCAACAACAGGTTTTAAACCATTTGCTATATTCATAATTGCATTAGTGCTTTCTCCTGCTGCAATATTTAATCCTGCCTCTATAATTGCAAAACCTTTTTCTTCTTCAGTCATTCCTTCATATTTAGGCATAGCCGCTTTAAACTCTTCTATGTATCCTTCTAAATTGTTTTCAACTGTTTTTTTATCGTTTGTGTTAGCCGCTTCTTTTATAGCGTTTATACTTTCTTGCACTGCTTGAGTTGTAGCATCAATAGCAGTTTCAACCTCAGTATCTTGTTGGTCTTGATCTACTTGACCCTCTTGATTTACTTGACTTTGACCTTCTTGACTCTCTGAAACTTTTTGATCTGCAATGTTTTTAAGATTTTTATCTTTTTCTGCTTCACTTGTTAATTTAGCAATTAATTCGTTACTTTGTTTTTTTTCTTCTTTTGTTATAGGATCTATTTCAGGAAAACCAGGAGGCATAACTTTTTGATTAGCCTCTTTTGCTTCTTTATCAAATTTTTCATCTTCGGCTTTTTCTTTATCTAACATTAACTTTTCAGATTTCATTAAGTTAGCTAAGTTTTCACCAGTAGCATCTGATTTATTGTCTGTAATAATTCTTTTACCTAAAGAATATATCTCATCTTTATTATTAGGGTTCATTTGAACAAGAGCATCTAATGTTGCTAATTGGCTAGATGAAGCTGTAGGAAAATCTGTTTGCACTGTAAAATTTTGATTTTGATCTTCATCAGAAAAAAAATACTGACCAATACCTTTTAACGGAGATTTAATAGGTAAATTTATTTTTGTATTTAAAAATCTTTCCATTTTAGGACCATAAAAAAACCTTCTAAACTTACTGCCTCTTAATGGCTTTAACTCAGGAACTTCAATATTAGGAGTTAATCTTTTACTTAACTGATCTGTGTTAAAATTTACACCTCCATCTGCATAATTCAAAGGAGACATACCACCTTGTGGATTACCTGCACTTTGTGCCACCATATCTACTAGTGGTTGTGAAGATGCCATAATACCAACGGCTTCTTCAGGTGCGGCAGGTTTCATCGGAGCTAGTCCACCACCTTGGAAGTATTTTCTATTTGCTACTGTTGATCGTACGGGTTTTCTCATTATGTACTCGGTTTAAATATAGATTCAAAAGGATTACCAAAAGCTTTTATACCACCAAGAACCGCTGTCCCTGCACCAATAGCCTGTGATAATGGACTAGGTGATGGTGCCACAGTTGAACCTAGTGTGGTAGCCGCAGAACCTATATTAGGTTTAAAGATATCACTTGTAAAACCAATTCTTTGATAAGGCTCATAAATCTGTTGTAGTTGTGACTGTCTAGCCGCATCTAGTTCTGTCTGAGCTTGTTGTTGTCTTAAATTACCAAGACCTGCTAACAACTGTGTCTGTGACTGGGTCAATGCTTGACCTGCACCTGCTAACTGTTGTTGTGCCTCACCAAACGCACCTATGCCTTGACCTAGTCTTTGTGCTTCTTGACCTGTAGTCTGTCCTATACCTGTTAACAATTGGCTAACCTGTTGTTGTCTTTGTTGTTGGTTCTGAAACGCATTTTGTGCTTGTTGAAAGTTTTTAGACATATCTTCAAAAATACGTCTGCTTTGTATATCGGTTAAGTTTCTCTGCAACTCTGCTAACTGTAACTGTCCTCTGTCACCACCAAGCGCACCTATACCTGCCTGTTGAGCGAGTAGTTTATTTCTTTCTATATCAGCTTGTCTAGCTAATTCAGCAGTAGCGTCTTGTGTAACAAGATTTTGATACGGATCCATTAGAGCTTGTATGTTTGCCTGTGTAGGTAATTCGTCTGCACCTCTTGCTGTTGTTGCCGCTTCTTGTAGTAATCCTGGAACACCAGTTGCTTGTGATTTTAATGTTGTTAATCCTTCATCGATAGTACCTGCACCTTTGGTAAAGTACGGCATAAAAGAACCAATACCTGCACCAGTTTCAATTGCTTGTGTAGTCAGTGGATCTTGAGCCGCTACCTGTATATCAGGGACATCAATTGGTGTTTCACCTCTTGCTAGTGCTTGGTCTAATATTTTTCTTTGTATCTCCTCTAAAAAGGGAGCTTGTCTTACTATACTAGATGTTGTTGTTAACTCAGCCATAAGCAGGACCTCCTTCAAATCTTCTCATTAAATCATACATTCTTGCAGCACCAGCATTTCTATCTCCACCACCTGCATTTCGTACTGCCTTGGCAGTCATAACAAATTCACCATCAGATAGTTTAGCGTTTATATCATCAGAAGTACCTGTCCCTGGTCCAATAACTTCACCACCACCTGCAAAATTAGCTAGATATCTTTGTGCATCTGCTAATGATATACCTGCAATATTAGCTAGAGTTTGCGGGCTGTCCGCATAAGGAGAGAAGATGCCCGCTTTTTGTTTTAACGATTGTGCTTCTGCACTGTTTTTATCTGCTAATGCTAAATATTGGTCATATGCAGATCTTTGTGGGTCTGTTAATTTACCATAATCTTCTTCTGGTAATTCACCCTCTGGTGTTAAAGCATATACTCCTAAAGCAGTTATTCCTGCTACACCTAACGGACTTGTTGCTAAATCTTTAATTACTTTTCCTGCTCCACTTGAAAAAATACCACTGGATGTTGTTCCTGCACTTGTAGGCCCTGATGTTGGATAACTTGGTGCACTACTACTAACATTTGCAGCATAATTAGAAGTTACATCTATAGGCTCACCTGTTGCAACATTTACTGGATCACCTGGTCCTGCACCACCAGATGGTAAACCTTCTGTTGTTCTACTTCCTGTGTAATTAGCCTGTGTACTAGGGTCTGCTTTTACATTATAATTTGAAGTAACCTTTGGTTGAACTCCATAATTAGCTGCTGCTCCTTGATATGCAGGAAACAATGCAGAACCAATACTTGCAAACTTATTTGCACCTAGTTCTTTTGCACCTTCTCTAAACAATATATTTGCACCTCTTGGGCCAAGTACACCTTGAGCAAATGGGTTTGACGCTCCACCACTGAAAATATTACCTGCGGCTTCAATAGGAGATAATGCTCCTTGTTTTAAGCCTTCTAAAAATGATTTACCGTACCCTGCTGTTGAGCCTTGTGTAAAAGCTCTACCTGCGCCTGTTGCTATAGCCTGACCTGCATATGCCATAGCCGCACTTTTAAAAGCATCGGACATTGAACCACCCTGTAACTTTGTCATCAAAGCAGATGCAAGAGGTCCACCTACGCCCGGAGCTATCATATTACCAACTATTGGTACAATAATAGGAGCGGCTTTTTTAATAATTCTTCTAACGGCTCTAAAAGCTTTTTTAAAGAAAAACTCTGGTTGACCAGTTATAGGGTTGATTGAGTTTAAATTATTACCTACTACATATCGGTTTGGGTCTTTAATACCCATCATACGCATTTGCGTAAATAATTGATTTTTTAATTCTGGATTAGCGCTTAGTATTTCTGCTGGTATAACGGTTTCGCCTTCGGCGGCGTGTACCATATATGTGTCTCCATATCTACCTAATGATGCTAAACCTGAAGCAACGGACTGAACACTTGGTTCACCTGAATACTTAGGACTAGACTGCTCCATTATGATACCTCCAAAATACTTAGAAATGCATTAATAACACTTCCTGTTGCACAATTTAATATGAGCGTATCACTTTCCTCTAAAACAAACGGAGCAGTGAGGGACGTTTCTCCAGCGGCAGCCATTGTACTTTTATCTATTATGACTGTTGTAGAAGCAGAGCTATCTCGTATACTTACAATAACATCTACTGTACCACTGTGATTATTATACAAATTTACATTTTTTACAATAGCTTGTGTTGCTGTTGGGCACGTATATATTATGGTATCTGATGTCCCTGATACTACTGTTGCTACATTTTGAAACGAATTTGCCATATTTTAACTCATAAACCAAGAAACTGACCTAGATCCATCTAAGCTTTCTACTTCTTGAGGAAACTCTTTTTTAGTCAAAGCAGTCTCTATATCTCGTAATATTCTTTGAAATGTTATTACATCATACTCATCTGGAGCATCTGCAAAACTTTGTTCTAACAATTTAGCCATTACCTTCTCCCATCTTTTCTAAGATCTAATCGTAAATCTCCAAGTGTCCACGCAACATCTGCGGTATTACTTTCTATTCGAACTACTGCCTGTCTAGTTCTAGCTCGTAAGAAAGATTGGTCGGTGCTAGAAGTAACAGTGTTGGTAGAGTTTGTTGTTAAACTTTGACCAGGAAAGTTTCTAGTTTTAATAATATATTGTACAGATGCATCAGAGCTGTTTAACGATACGTCTGGTATCAATCTGTTTAAAAACATAAATTCATTGCCATCACCTAAATCAAAATCTGCTGATTCTATAAAACTTGTCATAGCAGAACCATCATCATTATTTCCTGTTTCGTGCGTATAAACAAATTGTGTTCCACTCACAGAACCTGTAGCTCTTGGATTATCGTGTATACCATAATCAACCCAAGCAGTTCTTACTAAACTTCCAATATCCCAAGTATTTTCTGTGTAGTTATATTTTACATAACGATCTATTTCTGTTGAGTCACCAGATACATAAAACCAAAATACCTCATCAAACATTCTATTTGAAGCGGCAAAAAATTTAAAACTTTGTTGTAAATTAATATCATCAAAAACATGACGTAATACGGTACAAGGTATAACTTGTAGTTTACCAGTGTATGCATAAAAATTTTCTCTGTCCATCCAGAACACTCTATCTCCAACAGTCGTAATAGCGTTTGGACCTACAATAGAAACATTACCCGCAAGTAATGTAAAACTAAAAGTAAATGGTGGCCCTACAAAACGCATAGCGTGTAAGTTAGCATCTGTTAATATTAGTATTTCTTGTCTGGTTTTTCTTGCCGTAATAATTTCTGAACCAGAAGATATTCTTTGACCACCTGCGGTATTAGTAGCAGTAGGTGTCCAATCAAATGGGTTCTCTTGATCAGACCAACGAACTTGTAATAAGTCTTGATCTGTTTCTCCTCGAGGGTTAGACGCTAAAGCTATAACGTGTCTGTCAGAAGGAGATACCATAATCTTTCTTACTATTGTAGGACAGTCAGAAGCACCTGTTTGTGATGCTAAACTAGAACCCCTTGTAGAAGTACCAAGTGTTTTATCCCAGTAATACGGTGTACCATCAAACACGTTAAATATTAAATCTTCACCCCAGTTATCTTGAGACCACAAACGTATGTTTTGTCCAGTAGACGCAGTAGTTAAAGAACTCTCACCCCATCCAATAAAATCATTTGCTTCTTTAACAGATACACCAGTGCTATGTGCTACAGCAGTTGTACCTCTTGCTCCTCTAGCAACTCCTGCATCAAGCGTATTTGTAGACTTACCTGTGTATAAAATTAATTCATCTTCTATTAATATTAGTCCTACAAAAGTAACGGTATCGGTACTACTGTGTGCTGCTATGGTAGAGCCATCAGAAGCTCTTGTTAAAGAACCAAATGTATTTCCTGTTTTTGTTGCATATCGTATAAACTCACTGTTTATTTTTATAGTGCCTTTAGATGGAAAAGAAGAAGCGTCTGCTACGGTAACACTTGTACTGTACACATCTAAATCAGAACTTAATGTAGTAGATGCAGTTTCAAAATTAGAAGCACTAGTTAAAGGTATAGAAGTAACAGAATTATTAATACCTGTAGACAATGTCGTTGCAGAATAAGTAGAAGTAGTACCACTCCAAAAACCTGCACCCCAACCTGTTCCTGAGATAACAGTTCCAAGACCTGTATTAATTTGATATTGCGCTAGTACAGAAGAACCACCACCTGCGGTAGATCCAGAAGAAGCACTACCTGTTGTGGTTATTACGTAAGAGTTTGAATCTATAACTTGTACAATTCGATGTTCTTTATTTATCTGTGCAGTAGTTATTCCATCAACAGCAGTTGCTCCACTGTAAGTAACATAATCATTTACAACGGCACCATGACTTGCGTGTGTAACCGTTAAATTACTTGTTCCTGCACTACCAGTATAAAATGGATTAGCTCCTAAAGTAACAGTAGATCGAATAGGTGTAATGTCGTTGTACCCACCACCTTGTTCTATATAAAATTTTGCTTCGGTTCCTAAACCCATATATTTAGAACCATCTAAAGCTGCCCAGACGTGTAGTGATCTACCAGTCCCCTCATAAGTATTACTACTTAATCGAGACCAACCACCCATTTTTTCAGGACGACCTTTTCTAAATCGTATTAAATTTGAATCAAACCATCCAAATTCATTGGCATAAGATGTAGTTTCTTTATTAACTCCTGCCTTAAAAGGTATTTTTTTTAAAGGCATACCTAATCACTCTTTCTCGGTCTGCCTCTTTTTTTCTTAGGCTTACACTCACAAAGTTTGCCAAATAATCTTTTTTTAATTTTATCGTATATACGTTTCAACTGTGCTATCACTTGTCCACCTATTTACTCTTGCTACAGTTTTTACTGTACCATCACTATTTAACTCATCTGTATACAATGTTTTAAATCCAACCATATCACTAGCATTAGTAAT